CTGAGAGACATTGACGCCAACCCTGACGCCAACGTCGATGGGACGAAACGTGCCTGGTTGGACAAAATGAGATGAAAACGAGAATCCCGGCTGCTTTTTTCAGGCAGCCGGGAGTTTATTATTGCGGTTTTCAACGCTCGAGCATCTTTGGCATGACCTTTCCGACGGTTCTAGCCGCTTCCTGCTGCATTCGGCTGGTCGAGTGCGTGTAGACGTTCAGCGTGAAGCCCGCGCTGCTGTGGCCGAGCATCGTAGAGACTGTTTTTACGTCCACGCCGCATTGCAGCGCGGTCGTGGCGAAACTATGTCTCAAGTCATGAAATCTAACGTTCTCCAAGCCAATGTCCTTGCAGATCTTCCGGTGGATCTTCACGATGGCGTCCGGGTGATACATTTCGCCGGTTACCGGGGAAGGAAACATGTAGGGATTTTTCGGGTGCTTTGCATGCTCCTGCTCCAGCAGCTTTGCAGCTTCCTCCGGGATGGAAACGCAGCGGACAGAGGTGCTTGATTTGGGTGGGGACACAGTGCCCTGACCATTGTAGAAAAGGTACTGTTTTGTTACATGAATGGTCTGCGTCTGCGCGTCGTAATCCGACCAGAGCAGCGCCGCGATTTCCCCTTTCCGAAGTCCCGTAGCCAGCTCCAGATAAAACATCGGCAGGACACCGCGCTGTTCGGCGGCTGTCAAGTAGGACTGATACCGCTCCGACGGAACCACCTGCAACTCCGGTTTCGTGATCTTGGGCGGGATACAGAACTCTGCTGGATTGAATGGAATCAGCCGTTCCTGCACCGCGCGCTTCAGAGCGGATTTCAGCATGACGTGGATGCCATGCACAGTCGTGCTGCTGAGCCCCGGTTTTTTGGCTTTTGTATCCTCACGAATTCTGCCGTTTTCCAACAGATCTTTATAGAACTGCTGAATGTCCAGCGACGTCAGCTTGTTTATACGAAAGCTGATTATCCGAAATATTGAGCAGCCGCGCCAGCTCGATCCGATCCGTACTCGCCTGATTGAGCATGAGCAGGAATTCGCTGTTTGCAAGCATGGTTCTCGCTGTGTGGGACTGTAACAAGTCATCCACGTTCTGCGTCAGCCCCGTGCCGCAGGCCCCGTATTTGCGCATCCGTTTCCAGAGCGTGAACAGGAAATTCGCGCTGTATTCGTGCTGGAACAGCAAATAGATTTCATCAATATAAAGCCATGTGTTTTTGCCGAGCTTGCGGTTTCGGATGATGCGGTTGAACACGCTGTCCAGTACGACCAGCATGCCGACCGGCAAGAGCTGCTTGCCGAGGTCGCGGATATCATAGCAGAGGATTCTGGAGTTTGTGTCCACGTTCGTGTACTTGGCAAACGTGTTGAGACTGCCCTCCGTGAACAGTTCCAATGCCAGTGCAACGTCCCGCGCTTCGGGTTCCGGCTGCTCCAGGAGCGCGGCGTGGAAGTCTTGTAATGTCGGCACAACTCCGAGATAGCCGTTTCGGATGAACTCGCGGTAGACCTGCGCGGTGCAGCGGTCAATGATGGATTTCTCCTTGGCAGACAGCTTTCCAGCCCCCACAAGCTGTTCGCAGAGAGACAATAAGAATTCGGATTTCAACACAACTGGATTGTCACCGTCGTTGTAGCCAGACTCCATATCAAGAGCATTGATATGATTGGGCGAGGTTGCGGAGATTTCAATGACCTCGCCGCCCAAGCCTTCGACCAGCGGGCGGTACTCCGCTTCAGGGTCGATGATGATAATGTCGTCATTCGTGGACAGTGCAATTTCCGTGATCTCGCGCTTGGCTGCAAAGGATTTACCGGAGCCGGAGACGCCGAGAATAAAGCCGTTGCCGTTGAGCAGCTCTTTTCGGTCTGCCAGAATGAGATTTTTGGAGATCGCGTTCTGCCCGTAGTAGATGCCGTGCCGGTGTCGAATCTCCTGCGCCTTGAACGGCATAAGCACAGCGAGGGCTTCTGTGGTCAGCGTCCGCAGTGCATCGATACGCCGCAAACCGAGCGGCAGCGCAGTAATTAACCCGTCCTGCTGCTGAAAGCTCAGCTTTGCAAGTTGGCACAGGTGCTTGCGCGCAATGGATTGGAGCGTTTCGGTGTCGCTGTCCAGCTCCTCTTTGCTGTCCGCCAGATGCACGAGCGTGACCACGGCAAACAGCATCCGCTGGTCGCGGGTCGTGAGGTCGTCCAGCATCTCGCGGGTTTCCTTGCGCTGCTGTTCCAGATCATACGGCACGACAGCAGAAAAGTTCTGGTTGCTGTTCTGCCGCCGCTGCCAGTTGGTGACGTTCGTCTCCACGCCGAGCAGCTTGTTCTCCACCTCGCGCACGGCTTCGTCGGTCGGCACGGGGATCATGTCAATGGAGAGCATCATGCGCCGGTTGAGGTCGGTCAGCTCCAGGATCATGCTGTCTTTGATGTAGCTGGCATAGTCCTTGAGAAACAGGACGCGCCCGTATTGATTGCCCATCTTGAAATAATCCCGATGGAACTCCAAGCTGTCCGGGCAGATCGTATCCTTGAGATTATGTCCGCGCTTCATGGCCGTTTGCAAATCAAAGGGCAAGGATGATTCCTCTGGTCGGAAGAATCCGCGCAGGACATCCAGCCGTTCGGCGGCGTCCAGCTCGTTGGAGGACGAGTTGAGCCGCGAGAGTTTGGAGGACACTTCGTCTGTTACACGGGAGAAGAACGTACGCGCTTCATCCACGTTCTTTTTGTGAACGGAAACCGTGATAAACCGCTCCTGTTCCACGCTGGCGGAGCTGCCGGAGATTTTGCTTTCCAGCATCCCGTTGAACTCGTCCACAAAACCGTCGAGGCTGTCGCCGCGCTGCGGAAGCAGAACCGTATCTTCAAAAGCCTGCCGGTTGACCTGCTTGTTGCAGATCGTGAGCTTCGTGGTCGAGCCGCTGTCCAGCGCATTGAGAAGCTCACTGTAGCCGAGGAACATCGCGGTTTTGTCCTCCTTCGAGGCAATGGCATAGTTGATGTCCGAAAAGCGCAGCGTCCGAGAGTATTTCGTACCGAACTGAAAAATTCCATCCGCGAAGATTCGCTGGATGGAAATGACATCCTGTACGCTGCGCGGGATTTTATATGCCGTTCGATCCTGCTTGATGGTGTTGTTGAGGGTTTTAATCAAGCGTCAGCACCTCCCGCATGGAATTGGAATCCAGCAGCAATTCCGCATATAGATTCTGCGGATGATATGCAAGCGTTCGCGGGCAGAGGATCTCCGAGCGGATGACCGCCAGCAGGAAGCGCTCGGCGGGCATGCCGTTGTAGGTAAAAAAGCCGCGCATGGCAAACGGAAAAGCCGCCAGCATGCACACCCAACCGACCTCTGCCGCGCCGATGAGCGGTTTCAGGCCGAAGTACGCGCCGACCGCCACGCCGATGGCGAGCAGCGCAAACACCATCTGCCGCAGCGATAAGCCGAACAGAATGCTCTCCTGATACCGTTGGATTTCTTTGTTGATTTTAACTTCGATGATGAATCCCTCCTGTTTTTCAGTTTTTTCTGGAATGGGGCTTGATTTTTTCTTTGTTCCAAGCTAACATGGCACAAACTTTCAAAAGGAGGCTGTGCCATGTTGATGATCGTATTTGGGGCTGGCTGTTTGCTTCTGTCCGTATTATTTCATGCCGCGTCGCTGCTGCACCTCGGTCTGCCGCTTTTGTATGCGCTGATCGTGCCGACGCTGTTTTCCGGCTGGTATTACAGCCACTATGCACTGGCGAATGGGATCTGGTATGCACTCATTGTCCTGGGGCTGATTTCGTGGGGTGTGTCGCTGGTGCGGAAAATTGCAGGCAGATCGTAATAAACTCACGCAAAATTAATTTGACACCATATATGACACCATGCTATAATGAAAGCGAGAGAAGAGACAGAGGTGATGTGCCGTGTCAAAATGGGATAAACTATTGGCAAGAATCTGCGGATTATCGCGCGATCTTCGTTTTGACGAGCTGCGCAAGGTGCTGGAAAGCTACGGCTATGAAATGCGTCAGCCAAACGGCGGCAGCAGTCATTGCACATTTCGCAAGCCCGGCTGCGCACCAATTACGATTCCCATGCACGAACCGAT